TTGCATATCCATAAGATATATTTCCTATACCTATTGGATATGCTTTATGAAATGTTACTACATTTGTCGGATTTCCCTCTTCTGAATATGTCATAACGTTGATGGTTGCTTTTGCGAAGTCAGAATACATTTGTACACTTCCAACTGAACCTTCAGATTCATGAGATGGTATTATTCTTCCCATCCATTGTGAGATATGTGTTCTTTGTGAAAGTTTTTTATCAAGCAATAATGTTAATACTAGATCCTCGTATGTTGTAGTATATGGAACCTTTTTTATTGGACCAGTACCGTCTATTACATCTGAAGTTGATATTTGTTTGCCTGGTAAAGCAAAGGATTGTAATCTATATTCTAAACTATCTATTAAGTCGGAGTTTCCCGCTCCAGTTATGGTAACGGAATATCTGTTTGCTTTGTTATAACCATATGTTGATAAATTAGTTTGAAATGAGTTTATATTAAACATTATATTAACCTTTTCTGTTCCATATTTTAGATGGAGATGATTTTTTAAATTTTTGTACCGGTAGGAATATAGCTATATCCCATTCATTTGCTTCTATGTTCATTAAATTACTTCTTACATGTGATATCAGATATTGTTTGACACATGGTTTTATCATATTATATTTAGATATTTTTTTTAATACATTGTATGATAGAGCCAGTTTTGTACTTCTGTCGTATCGTTTATTATTAGTGATTGTTGATAGTGATTCCATGATCACCAGCCGATCCCTTGGCGATACGTAGTGCAGATTAATTCCCAGAAAACCTCCCTTGTTAATATCTACTACAAATATTAAAGGGAACTCGTCATAGTATGGCAAAATCTTTGCATGTTTAGGACTGTAATAATAGCAGTACATTTTTCCAACTGTGATAGCAGAAGAAAATCTTTCCTTGTCTAACATCAGGGTTGTTCTAGTTATGCCAGATTGTCTTACTTTTGATCTAAACCACTCTCTAGCTTTGTGTGTGTTTGCTTTTATTCCAGACGATGACAGCCGTTGTAGTAATTGTTTAAAATTGGTTTTACTCATAATATATGTTCTTCTGTTAGTATTTTAAATTCCCAGTTTCTTGTTTGACAATATTTTTGTGCGTATTGCCACTTTGAAGAGTTCACTGCCCATTTACTCATTTCTGTTAAAAATGTGGTTCGTCGTTTCCTTTTTCCCTGTAAAGGTTTAATTGTTTCTTTGTGTGGTTTTATTTCTATCATAATTATTTTGAATTGGTTGGTGTTATCTTTAATTTTAATTAAAAAGTCTGGGTAATATTTATGATATTTGTTATCTATTGGTGATACATAGGGAACATATAATTCTTCAGAAGACCAAGACACTATATTGTTATTAGAGTCACAATATTTCATGAATCGTTTTTCCCACGATGACCTGTATATGATATTATTTTTATTTCCTATATATTTATTAATATTTTTTAATTTGTATTTGCCTTTATAAAATCTCATTATATTTAATTACTAAATATATATATTTATAAGAATTAAATTTATTAGGAGTGGGTTTAATGGTTTGGTCGGATTTTAGTGTTAGTTGGGTGGATGTTGAAAAAGCATTTCCTGGGTATGGCGATGATGATGATACCGATGAGAAAGGTATTGAAGGTAATGATTCGGAGGAATTGGCTCGGTTGTTAAATAATTTATCCATGAATGGATTAGAATCAATAGAGTCAGATGATATTGCAGCTGTCGGATTAACACCGGATCAGTTTGAAAAGTTTGCTGATCAGATTGGTGCTTCAAAGGTGTATAAGGATTCTTTACCTATTCCTGCAGCCGCGGTAGATGATGGTGAAAAGATATCAAAGTCTAAAGAACCAGAAAGCAAACCAGAAAGCAAACCAGCGGCAGACTCCGGTAAATCAATACCTACTAAACCACCCGAACCACCCGGACCAACAGAAAAGGAAAAGGCCTTAAAAGAAGCTAAGGATGCATTAGTCGTTCAGCATGATGGATATATGTCATACCTAGATGGTAAGGATTTAACTGCCGCGATGGCAAAACCAATAAAACCAGATAAAGGCGCTGAGACTAGCATAGAATACCCCGAAGGTATTTATTCTTCTGGGAAACCATGTATAGTGTTTTATCCTGGTTGGGGTGGTTACGGCGGCGGAGAAGGAGACGCTACGAAAGCAATGAAAAAGTCGATTGGTAATTTTCTCAATGCTAATTCAATAGCTGCCCAAGCGGCACTAAAGGGCACTGTGGGTGACACTATTGCAAAGGCTGCAGCTGATGGTGCTAAACTTATGGCTGAGGGGGCTGCAGCTGCATTGAAGCTTGTCGATACGCCCGCATCGACGCGTACAATGATGGGGGCAGTTGTTGCATTGTATATGCCAGAAGGAATAGAGTTTTCTCATAGTGCTGATTGGGCATCTGAAGATGGTGGTGTTATTCGGCAGGGTATGCGTGGTGGGGCGGATGTGTCGGATGCGAAAGACCGCGCTAAACAAGGCATAGCGGAGTTGATGCAGACAGGTGTTGGAAAAGATTGGATGGCTAGAAAGGGTAAGGCTAAAAAGAATTTGAGGTCTGTTATGTTTAATGGAGTTGGATTTAGAAGATTTAGTATGGCATGGACATTTGTACCAAAAAGTACAAGCGAAGCGAATAGTGTGGCAGTGATTATTTCATCCTTTAATGAAGTAATGCATCCAGAGACTGATAAAGTCTCGACAACATATTGGGTATTGCCTGGATTTTACGATATCGAAACACGGGGTGTGACTGATGTTGGTAAGTTTATGAGCAGTGTTTTAACAGATATTAAAGTTACTTATGGTAATGATGGGCGAATGAATGTTTTACCAGATGGGAGTCCATCTGCTATTACTTTAAGTTTGACGTTTACTGAATTAAAACAAAGGTCTGCTAGCAACTTCTAATAATGAATAATGAGAGGACATTTAAATGTTTAATTTAATTCCAACTTTAAAAAAACCACAATTGGTGGCAGGCACAGAGAATATATATGAAATGTCTGAATCTATGTATATTAATTATGATAATATACCAAGAAAAGTTAAGAATATATTTATTTCAGTTAAGATACCTGATGAATATATTAATAATCCCTATACATGGGAGTCGTGGTATGTTCGTGACGAGGACACTCCTGAATTGATGTCAGAAAAATATTATGGAGATGCATCATATTATTGGGTAATATTATTATTTAATAATATGGTTAATAAATATGATGATTGGCCATTAACTGAAAAGTCATTTGAAAAACGGATTCTACGAGAATATGGTAATATAAGATATTCTATGATATTACCACATTGTTATGTTAAAGTGGCAACAAGAGTTGTTACCAGTGATGATGAAGATGTTATTATTCAGGATGAGGAATATAAGGTGTCTAAAGATACATATGAGTTATTAGATGACAGTAAAAAACCATCTTATAGAATGATAAGTAAGTATGAATATGAATTTGGATTAAATGACGAATCACGCAATATAAAGGTACTTAAATCTGAATATATGGCTGAGTTTATAAATGAATTTAAAAGAATTGCAAATTTATGATTAATACTATTAATACTTTGGGGAATTCTACTATTCCTGTTAAATTAGCAGATTTTGAATTGGCCACTTTAGATATAATAGGACATAACGGTGATGTAATTGATCTTACTGAGATATATACTAAGATTATAGTTATGGAGGATATGTTTACTCAAAGTGTCAATGTTGATTTGTTTATTTCTGATACTTCTGATATGATATCGACTCTTCCTATTATTGGTCAAGAGAGGGTTGAGCTTAAATTTAAAAGTCCAGCTGCCAGTAGGTATATTTATTTACAGTTGTGGGTATATAGGGTATCGAATTTAAAGGTTGAACGTGGGGAGTTGGAATATAGATTAAATTTAGTTACAATGGATCTTGTTTCAAATTTCGAGCATAAGATATCTAGATATTTCAGTAATAATTCTGCGGCTATAGCATTACAGATATTTGAAGAATTTGGTTCATCTAAATCATTAAGTATAAGTAGGAGTGAAGATGTTCAAGAATTAGTTGTTCCTAATATTAGTCCATTTGCTGCAATACGGTGGTTGGCTAAATTGGCATATAAGAGTGGAACTTCTGCATATTTCTTTTTTGAAAATACTAAAGAATATATATTTAAGCCGATAGAAGAGTTATTTTTTAATGTTAAGAAAGCTGAATATAAGATTGGTCCGTCCGATGTGTCTGATATTATTGCATCATTACCAATGATACAAGAATGGAAAACGATATCAAATTTTGATGTGTTGGCTAATATTTCAAAGGGTATGTATAAAACCACTAATCTTAGTTGTGATATATTATCTAGGCAAGTTAATAAGACCACTCATTCTTATTGGAAGGATTCTGAACGATATATTGAGAGTCGTATTAATGATATTGATGGTGCAGACAAACCATTAATGGATATATCTAAGTCATCAAAACTTTCTAATTTACAACATAACCCCGAAATTATGGTATATACTTCTTCTAATAAATATAGGAGTTATAATACTGATGAGAACATATTATCTAGATATTATGGATTGCAGTTATTTGAAAATTTAAAAATAGAGTTGAAAGTGTATGGTAATAGTTCTATATCAGCTGGTGATATTATAGGGATTGAACTTCCTGTTTTTGTAGAATCCAGTTCAATTAAAGATGTGAATGCAAGTCCGACATATTACGGAAAATGGTTAGTAGTTTCTAATAGACATACTATAACAGTTGATGGGTATTATATGGTTATACAAGCTGTTAAGGATCGTACTGCTATAATATTACCGAAATCATAGGAGATGTGGGTTGGAATATTTAGGTAAAGATAAATTTATTTGGTTTTATGGTGTCGTAGAAGACATCAATGATCCATTAAAAGTTGGTAGGTGTAGGGTGCGTATAATAGCATCACACACCCCAGATATTGCAGTATTGCCGACAGATGCGTTGCCATGGGCATCACCTATTATGTCATTTACTTCTGCATCCATTGGTGGTGTGGGTATTTCTCCTACAGGGATATTAGTTGGTTCTTGGGTTGTTGGATTTTTTGTAGATAGTACTCATCAGCAGCAACCAATATTATTAGGTACAATTCCAGGAATTCCTGTTCCACCTGATGCGAACACCGTTGGATTTAAGGATGTAAGTGGTAAATATCCAGCGATTGAAGAGACAGAAACACATTCTAGTCTTATTGGGGAGTCTGATGTTAATAGATTGGGTAGGGGAGATTTGACAGAAAATACTATTGTCAAGAAGAAAATTGACTCAGTAATTTCCAATGAACTATTCAGCGAACCAGTTACTAAATATAATACAAGGTATCCGTATAATAAAGTGGTTAGTACTGAGTCTGGTCATCATCAAGAGTTGGATGATACACCTGGTGCAGAACGGATACATACTTATCATAGAAGTGGATCATTTGAAGAATATCATCCGAATGGAGATAGGGTTACTAAAATAATCGGAGACGATTATGAAATTATTAAAGGGAATAAGAACATGCATATAGATGGTAATATCAATATAGTAGTTTCTGGTGATTGTAATATTAAAGTTAATGGTGTATGGGATTCTACAGCTAATGGTAAATATATAACTTCTAGTAATGAGAGTATGGTGTTACATGCTCCTAAAATACATTTAAATTAAAAATATGTCATATCATAACACAACAGATGGGAAGTCTTCATTTTGGAAAGATGTTGATTTAACTTTCTCAAAAAACACAGAACATAATGGATTAAATACTATAGGGGATATTACTATATTAGAAGGTACTGGTGCCATGACACAATCCTTATCTAATATAATTTTAACAATAGCAGCTGAACGTGTATTTGATTCTTCCTTTGGATCTAATGTTTCTGATTTGATGTTTGGGAGTATGGCGGATCAATTAAGAATTGAATTGATAATTAAAGGTATGATTAAACAATTAGGTTTAAAAGAGACTCGCATAGAGGTACAAGAAATGTCATTATCAGAATCCGATTCGGTAGATGGTGGGATGGAAGTTAATATACAATATAGAACATTATCCTCAAGTAGTGATAATGTATTTTCTACTACAATTTCATTATATAGAGTAAGATAGATATGGAAAAGAATATAAAAGTTGCAGAACTAGATTTTAAAGAAATAAAATCTAGTATAATCGGTTATATGAAAAATCATCCAACTAATAAAACATTTAATAGTTATGATTTTGAGGGTTCTGGTTTAAATTCATTAATAGATATTTTAGCATATAATACACATCATCAAGCATATTATTTAAATATGATAGCATCTGAAATGTTTTTGGATACTGCACAGATACGGGAAAATATTATATCTAAGTGTAAATTGCTTGGATACACACCAAAATCTAATATATGTTCTAAAGTTTCTATTAATCTTATTGCAGTTGTTGAAATAAGAGCAGATGCGGAAGCATTACCTACAAGGTTTTTACCTATTACAAGAAGTGCTAAGTTTAGATTGAGTCGAAAATCTGGTCCACCATGGAACTTTTATCCTAAAGAAGAGGGATATGCTGTTAGGACACATTCTAATATTATAGGTGGTATTGAGGGTAGGAGATATGATGTATTTCAGATAGATGATTTTGTATTATTACAGGGCAATTTAGTTGAAGAATATTTTGTTGTCAATAATGATGATATTAATCAAAAATTTTTATTAAGTAATCCTTCTATTGATATAAAGACACTTAGAGTATTTATTACATATACATCAGAAGAAAGTGATAATATATCGGAATATATGTTGGAACATGATAATATGAAGTTGACATCTGAAAGTTTAGTATTTTTCTTACAGGAGTCAAGTAATGAACAATATCAAATTTATTTTGGTGACGGTGTATTGGGTAGAAGATTAGATACTAATGATATAATAAAAGTAACATATATGGAATGTGTTGGTTCTGCGGCTAATGGTGTTGGCCAAGGTATAACATTTGATTCTGATTTAGAGAATGATGCATATAGTGTAATTGATGTTGGGTTTTTGGGTATTTCTGAACCATCGATTGTGTTAAATGGTAAATCATTTGGTGGTGGAGATAAAGAAACATTAGAGCAAATAAGACACGCAGCACCAAGATCATTTTCTACACAAAAAAGAGCTGTTACATTAGATGATTATAGAACTATTATTAATGAAGTATATCCATTAGTTGAATCTTTAAATGTGTGGGGTGGGGAAGATAATGAACCGCCTAGATACGGAAGTATATTTATATCAATACGTCCTAAGTATGGTGATTATATATCAGAGGTTGAACGAGATAATATAGAATATGATTTAAAGACTAATTATTCTATGCTTGGCATTTCGCCTGTTATTGTCAATCCAAAATATATTAAATTGGGTATTAAAACTCTGGTTAAATATAATTCAGATCAAACGACAGCCACATCTGATGATATTAAGAATAAAGTTTATGATGAAATTACTAGATTCTCTAAAGAAGATTTAAATAGTTTTGGTGACTATTTTAGGTATTCTAAATTTCTTACTTTAATAGACAATACACATTCTTCCATTGAAAATAATCTGACAGATATTGTACTTATGGTGAATGAAGATGTACCATCACATGGGAAACCACATACATATTTGTTTAATTTTTCTAATATGATAAAGAAAGGAACTGTTCGTTCTACTGAGTTTAAAATTAAAGGTTCTGACTATTTATGGCATTTTGTTGATGATAAACATGGTCGGTTGATATTCCATCGAAAAGATGAGGTATCTGGTGAATTTATAGCTAATACATATTTGAAAGGTATATGTGATTATAAAACTGGTTTAGTAAGAGTGGATGATATCGTCATATTAGAAGATGAATATTATACAGATGTATTGGTAACCTGTTCTTTAATATCTAAAGATATATATCCAAGGGGGAATCAAATATTATATATAGATCAAAGTAATATTCAGGTGGATATAATGGATAATGATTTATTTTATAATTCGGAAAATGCAGCAGTGCGTTCAGTAAATATACTTTAATATTATGAATACTTCTAAATTACAATGGTTAACTGATGACATAGCAACACAGGTACCACGTTGGATGCGTGAGTTTGATGGTGATTATGATAAATTTATAATATTTTTAGAATTATATTATGAATGGATGGCTCAAGAAGGAAATCCATTAGAAGTGTTATCTAATTTATTAAAGGATTCTGACATTGACAACGTTTCTAATAAATTTGCTGAATTATATATTTCTGAAATGGCACATGATATGCCAAAGGTTATTACTACTAATAATCTAATAGAAGAAACTAATGAAACTAATGTTGCTAAAAATAAATTTATTTCAAAAAATAAATTTTCTTCTTCTATATCATATTCTTCTGACAATTTTCTTGGGAATGGTATAGTTTCTGAGTATAATTTATCATATTATGAACCATCATATTACAATGATAAAGATTTTTTACAAAAAGTTGATGATATTACCGTATATGTTAATCCGTTACTCGGTGACTTCTTTATACCTATGGACATGTATGGTGTAGTCTTACTTTCCAATCAAGTAAATGAGACTAACTCAGAGGATTACGATGAGATTGCTGCCTTTGGAAGTAGACGTGTGATGAATAAATCAGAAATACTTTCTGACTTACGATTTAATCCTAATAATACTTTAATTGCCTTTCCTAGATTTGTATTTACTTTATTAGATGGTTACAATTCTTTATCTGATGTTGATGTTACATATCGTTCGCGTGGATGGTTAGATGGTATTTATCTACTTAATGTTGGTGGATTTAATGTTACTGATTCTGGACAGAATGGTACAATTCAAGTAGTAATAGAATCTGGAAGTGTTAAATCCGTTACTATAGTAGATGTCGGATCCGGATATACTCAGAATGATGTGTCATTACGTGTAGATTTTTTTAATAATAACACAATATCTTCTGCATTTGGATTAAGTACACAGTATTCAATTTTACCCAAATTCAAATTTGAATTAGATGTTGGTAATAAATTAAGTTCAGTTAGTATAGATGATGAAGGTGACTCAAGTGATGCTGGTGCAGTATTACATAACCAAGGTTATTCTTTAATTCCAGGCAAATATATTGTGGATGTCATTGATTCTTCTGGGGATGGTTACGGTGGACAAATTGAGATTAAAGTATCCCAGCATAAAATTGTTGATAGTATTTCCATCCTTACAGAGGGTCAAAATTACACCAACCCTGCCTTATCTCAGTACTCACGTAATTCTAAATTTTCATCCGTCACACCACTCAACAGCACCTCTTCTAACATTTCTTATACATATGAGATTTCGGATTTTTCGGTGCCGCAAGACGCAGCAGTTACTGACGGTCCTGTGTATGTCGCCCCTGTTTCGCATTTATCTAATATCCTTTTAGACAAATCGTCTGGTACAATAGTATCTGTTCAGTTTGAAAATGGTTTTAATGAAAGTTGTAGTGTTTCCGGTAGTTGTTCTGATAATACAATTGAAACCGAATCGGAGTGTCTATCAAATGGCGAGGTATGGACTAGTATTACTACGCAGAGCGAGTGTATTTCACCTGCCGTATGGGGAGTGCCTTGGGTTGTTATTAATGATGTTAAAGATATATTGGCTCCATATGGCACGACTGATATAAGATTCTCGGTGGTTGTCCCACCAGGCGAGACTTATACTTCTATAGATTTTGATATTAATTATAATGTTGGGGCTGGTGACTTTGTTAAATTACCTAGAGATTATTATAAGATAGAAGACGGTGTATTAGTGTTTAAATCCCCGTTAGGCGATACAAGAATGATCCCAAAATCGCAAACGGTTATTCGTGTTCTTTATAGAATATCTACATCAAGTGTTAGTAAAAGCGAAACAGAAAGTCGTAGTATTCAATCTAGACCTAACATTAAAGTCAATGCAGATAGGAAAAATCTTATCAAGTTTATGCGTGAGTTCTATAATAATAAAGGGACAGAAAAGTCATATAAATTTTTATTTAATTTGTTTTTTCAAAAAGGTGTTGACTTTTATTATCCAAAGGGGTATACTTTCAAACCAAGTGATAATACATGGGTTAATGAACAAACTATAAGGTGTGCTCCATATATAAATAGATTGGGTAATATGGTTAACTATACAGATGACACATATAATCCTAGATTTGTAAAAGGAACTATTAGTGGGTGTGTAGCTACTATAGATAGACACGAATCATATATGATTGGTAATAATCCAGTTGAAGAATATTTTGTTACTAATATAAATGGTAAGTTTAAAAGTAGGGAAGATGTAATAATTACTGATATTAATAATGAAGAGTTTATTGAAAATTTATATGAAGTGGTAGAATCTGTTGATATCATTGATGGTGGCAGTAATTATACCGTAGGACAGTCACTTAGTTATAATCCTATTACTCTTGGGTCAGGTTCTGGATTTGAATGTTTTGTTGGATCAGTTGGAACTGGTGTTCTTTCTAGAGTTTCAGTGATATCTCCTGGATCGGGATATATTAGTGGAGAATTAATAGAGTTTGGAAATGATGGTACTGGTGGTACAGGCGCTGTGGGTGTTGTGGGTGAGTGTGAGAATCCAAAAACATTCAATTTGATTGAATTTATCCAAGACCCCATTATCGGCAGAAGATGGTCATATGATATTAGTCAGGGTAAAATGAGAGAAGATGGGTCGTCTGATATTTCTGATAATGTCGATGTATCCTTTGATTCAAGTTATTCACATCATGTTGAAGTTTCTATCGGCATGTCTGATAATAATTATTTGAATAATATTTTACTTTTAGATTTCCAGAACAGTGCCATGATTGGTAATAAACTATACAATTTTGGTAGTAATAATTTTATAGATTATGCCAATTTTGGTGATAATAAATTAACTATAGAAAAAAATTCAGTTCTTTTAGGTTCTTTTGGTCATCATGATGGGTATTGTGAAGTTATAAAAAATAATAGAATTGATCCAACATTAAATATTATTTCTGGTTATTTTCATGAAAATGGGTCAATTGATATATCAACATCACAGGAACAGGACAATATTGGTGATTTTACTTTTGTTGATGGATATGGATTGAGTTCTGGCAATTATTTTGTATCTATTTCAAATGGAGCTAATTCTACAAGGGGAACACATTCTCCTGCTTATTTACCAATTACCGTTGCATCTACTAACGGTGTCTCGTCGGTAACTATAGTCCCAAATACCACTACATCGTGGATTTCTGGATTTAATATTGATAAAGATAATTATGTGGTAGATTATACCGATATATCGACGGATTATAGTGTTAGTTATGAGTATGTTCGTACTCATATGTTAAATGAAAATATGTGTTTATCTGATGGAGGAAGTTATACTCATTCTAATGAGTCGGCTGGAGATGTTTTTAAAAACAAGTCTATGGATGTTAGTAATTGGATAATTAATTTTCCTAATAGCGAATGGAAATTTAATACAATGTTGTTTTATAAAGATGTAACATTTACTCAGGGTGATGACCATAAGGCTACAATTATCACCGGTACGTTAATGCATGAACAACAGGTTGACACCGAATGGGTTTCTGGATCTGGTTTATCTGATGGTACAACCATATCATATGTACCATCTTATGTAAATCTTAACAATACGACATTGTTTATAAAAGTGGCGTCTTTTGTGTCATCATATGGACCTTATACTGGTGATGATATAATTGCAGTTGAAGAGTACGATATTCCACCTACGTTTTATCTTCCTTCTGTTCCAACTGAGGGACATGTATTTGGTAATACTAAAAATTTAACATTTGGTGATGATGGTACAGGTTATGTTAAAATAAATGGTGTTGGTTCACTTATCTCATCAACAGTTGTAAGTGGTAGTTGTTCTGATACTTCAATTGGAACTGAATCGGAGTGTGCGTCATCTGGCGGAGAATGGACTCCAGATGATCTTTCTGGAAAATATACATTTGATCTTTGGTATCGTCCTGTTAAGATTTTTAACACATTATCGGTTAATGGTGTGGATACGGTAACAAGTGGTTGGAAAGATGAAGTTGTCATTTTTTCTCTTGCTTCACAGTATAGAAGTACTGAACCAAATAAAATAACTCTATTGCAACGTGAAGTTAATAATAAACTTAAGATAGTTTTGGTTCTAGGTGATGGTGATGAAAAAACAGAGATTGATATTGACGTTGCAGATAATATTAAAGAAACAGATTATGACAACATTGAAGTATCTGACTCTAGTTGGTTTCATATTGCGGTAGAAATTGATTTTGCAGTTAATAAAGCTAGTTTGTATATAAATGGTAGATCTCCTAATGCATTAACATATGATCAAGATTTTACTGGGTTTCTCATATCAGATGGACCTTATGCAGATAATTGGCAAGATATGATTTATAGTTGGAAGGATGCTATTGAGGCTGTTGTTCATGAAATGAATTCTATTGAATCCGGTGTCATTTCGAAAGATATCACTTTAAAGTCTTTTTTAGAAGAGGATGTCATTATTAATGGACATTCATATAAACGATGGGATATTAATGAAGATGATTCTATATCTGGTGATGTTGATATTATATATGAGATGTTGTCAAATAAAAAATACTATTGGTCATTTTATACGAAAATTATATCTAATATGTTGGTGGTTTCATATTATGACAAATATTTTAAAACTGAAGGTACACGATTAGAAGATGAATTTTTGATTGGTGCAAAACGTTCGACTATTGGTGAATCTTCGGATGGTGAGTTATTAATACCAACCGAGGGACATAATAATGCGGATTATGCCACATTTAGAATAACAAGAGGACATAGATTTGATAAGGAAACAATTGAAGGAGATACCACTAGATATTTATTTCAATGGTCTGCCAACCCTATATTAAATAATAGGACTTTGGAAAACAGTGAATATTCTATAAGTGATGCCGAAACAATTGGTAATAGTACTACTTTACCATTATTAAGAATTTATAAACCGAATTATAGAATAGACCCCATTATGTCACAACTGACAGATGAATATTGGACGATTGATGCGGATGGAAAGGGGTATTTAAATACCACACCGGGTGTGCCATGGAGCGATATTATTTTTTCTAATGGTTATGGGTTAGTTAGTGGTACATATTATGTTATTATATCTTCTCAACCACATCTAATAAGTGATACACACGTTGCTGCTAAAATACCAGTTAATGTGGTTTTTGATATTGATACTGGTATATCTACTGTTGTTATAATACCACCAGATGATGAAAACACAGTCAGCGGCGGAGTTTGGTATTTGAACGTGGGTCAAGATATAGAAACCGATTGGTCAAAAAATATTGTACAGTATTATGCATTAATTGATATAGAGGAACATAATATACGATATCCAGATAAAACATTATTGTGGGAGGATGGGATATCTGTTGGAGATTTTACTGGATATATAAAAATTCCTTTGATGTTACCAGATTGGACTACCATCTCATTGAAATATTTTAATGTTTCGGAGGGTGGTATAAAGAGTATACATTTACATTCAAGTGGTAGTGGGTATAGATCCTTACCATCAGCTTCGGTTTCTAGTAAGAGTGGTAATTATATTTCTAAAGGGTATGGGTCACAGTTAACTTGTAAGACAAACGATATAGGATCCATCACTCAAGTACATATAGGTAATTATATTTCATCATATAATCGTGCTGATGATTTTGGTGTTGGATATGATGTTTTGCCTATTCTTGATTTAACAGACAAAGGAGATGGTAATGCTGTATTAAAACTTAATGGTGGTGTTATTTGTAAACGACAAGGATATTCGTTTTCTAATAAAGATTCATTCCCATCTAATCAAGTTAGAGTACAAGATAGTAATTTATGGCAAGACTATTCATATGTTTTACGTAGTACGGTAACTATTGATAAATGGCGTGATGTAATTAAAAAGGTGATACATCCTGTCGGGTTTGCTGTATTTGGTGAATTTGTTTTAGATGCAGATGTATTTAAAAGGAAAAATAAAACTACCGCTATTACTGCTATGAATTTTAATATTATAAAAAATGTTGAAATTACAGTTG